AGTTACGTGTAATTTCGCTGATAAGGAGAGAATAAACCCTACTCACCAATGGAAAATACAACCAACGTAACAACGCAACCTCGTGTTGTGGTATCCTACGACGAATACATTCGCATGCACCCCGGGCTCTACCAGCTTTCGCTGGAAGAATCCGAGGGGGCGTACGATGCATACCTCGTAGGAGAAGACAACACGGGCACTGGGATGTTGAATCCTGGCTCAGATTTGCTACCTGAACCTGTGGACCAACAACCCCCTACTCCGAGCGTGAGCCCGGTCCGGGGGGTTCCGGAATTAGACTTCCGGAGTCACTGCCTGCACCTTCAAAAGTGTATTGCAGGGGCATCCAAGTTCCAGTCGGATAAACGATTCAGGACGGTTGAATCCGTCCTTGAAGGTCGCCTCCGAGGAATGTCGTTAGAGTGTAATCTTGAGAAGCTACTCAAGTGGCTCTATTCGGCAAGTCAGTCTATTGTAGTGGGGGAGCCATTGGCTCCATGTCCCCACCCTCGCTTTCAAGCGGAAATTAAGAGCAACCTTAGGAAGGGAACTTATTGGAAGATCCCTCGCCTCCTTTTTGGGGGGCGAGTGGGTCGAGAATATAGTTTCCTCCTGAAGCATTCATACCTTAGATATAAGGATGGAACTAGCCTTCAGGTTAAGGTTGCCCTAGAGATGGGCAAAACCCTTCTTATGATGAAGAAGGGTTCACCGATCGTTTCCGAGTCCATGAAGGACGAAACGCGAGTAAAACATAGACAGGCTCTTGAAGATCATGTCGCGGGTAGCCATGCCCGTGACAGAGATGTGGTTGTTGATAAGGACGTTCAAATGGACGATCTCGTTGTTTCAGAGATTGTTCGTACTGTCCACGAGGTGTTTAAAGGACGCAAGTTTAAGCCAAAATCTGGGCTACCTTGCTTCCCCTCGACCTCTAGTCATTTCAACATGGAAGGAAAGGACGGTGGAGCCGCTGCCTGGATATTAGATTCCTGGCATCATGCTGGCTACGGTCCCCGTGATAATAACGGGAAGCCTTTCCTGAAGTTTGAGGTTGATATGGAGTCGGGGACTCGAGAATTTAGACATTACGCTGACCAGGAAGCAATCTTTTCTCAATGTGTTATCCATGGTCTGCATGAGGATGAAAAGGCAGGAATGCCTGTTGTCCCCATACAGATCTTGGAACCTTTGAAGGTGAGAACTGTGACCTGTGGGCCGGAATACTCCTATTGGCTCTGCATGGAAATGCAGGAGTTCATGTGGAAGGTCCTAAAGGATCATCCGACCTTTTCGTTGGTAGGTAAGCCGATCAGTGGCGAAGAAATCGCTAACATTTTGCGGCGGAAGAGTGGAAAGTTCCTCTCTGGGGATTATTCAGCAGCGACAGATAACTTGCGAAAAGTCTTTTCAAAGGCTTGTTTGCTTGAAATCTGTAAGCTGTGTGAAGTCCCCGAGTGGTATACTGACCTCTTGGTGAAGTGCCTTGTTGATCACTCTCTTTTTGAGAGTCGAGATTCAGAAAACTTCTTCCGGCAATTAAATGGACAACTGATGGGTTCCCCTCTTTCTTTCCCTATACTCTGCCTCATCAATGCAGCGATATGCCGTATGGCATTCGATGAACCCCTTCGGGGGCGTAAGCTTCGGCAATTACCTCTAAAGGTAAATGGCGATGACTGCTTGATGAAGTATGTGGAGCAAGAGAAGGAGAGATGGGAGGTAATTTCTAAACATATCGGGATGGACCCGTCGATCGGTAAGTGCTATTATAATGATGTATTTGCAGAGATGAATTCCGAGACGTTCTACCACAATCGGGTAGAAGACACGTGGGAACGGATCCCATATAAGAACTTCTCGCTTAGTTACCCTCGGGCGGCTAAGGGAGATAGTCTACGTGACTTTACGTCTCTCGGTTCTCTTTGCAAAGACTTCGTTTATGGCGCTATGCCTGACGGATACCGAAACTACTCGGAAAAGCGGATCTGGAAGCTACGTAGGAAAGCTATTAAGTTATTCCTGAGCAACCAGCGTTTCGTACTCAACGAAGCCCCTCCGAAAATTTCTTGGTGGCTGCCTAAATGCTATGGCGGCCTTGGGATGCCAAATCACCCACGAGTTATTGAAGATAGGGTAACGGAAGAGCAACGAATATTCGCTTCTTTCTACCACAACCAGATGTTGGCGGGCGAGGAAAATGTCTCAAATCCACTCGGAAGGTGGACCCTTGACATTCATCCTTGGCTCACACAGGCTCTCAACGAAACTTGCAAGTTCGAAAAACGAACTGTAGTTTTCGAAGATTCCTTCGACCTTACTGCTGAGGTCCTTAATTGGGCTGATGTGGTTGAGGAGGACGACTCCTTTTGGGGTGTTGCTTCTCGTTTGAGTTTATATACACCTGTTCTTTGGGATTTCGCTAACCGTGTCAGTTTTGATACGGCTATCGAAATAGCAAATGAGCAGGGGGCTGGGCTTGAAAAGGGGATTAAAAGGAAGATGAAAACTAAGGCTGGACAACAAAAATGTAAAATGCAAGAGCGTACTTTCGTAAATGAAGTGCGTGATGCTTATAAAAAGAAAAGTTCCGGTCTGCGAGCGATGTTTTGGGAGAATCGAAAGAAAGCTCTTAGGGCGGGAGTGACTCCCCACCCCACTAATGAGTTCTTTCGTCCCCGCCACACCATCACAGAAACAAACGATCTTGACCTGCTGAGGCTCCATGAGCTGATAGCAGCGCCACGTGATCTATTGTCCACGATCCCAGTGCCAAACCCGAAGGAGGATTGGTCGATGACTACCGAAAGGTTTTCATTGACTAATCCTCTTCTCCGAGTTCTTTACTGAAACGACGGCCGTACGGGCTGTTGGAGTGATAAAATATAAATTATTTTTAAATGGGAAGGAATGTTTATGGTATTTAGTTATTTATTTAATTATTTATGATACATTTCAACCTACCTACAAATCGAAAGATTTGTGGCATCCACCAGCTAACGCAGGTGAACGTCCCAGTTAAAGGAACCAGGATAGGGTACTGCTCAACAAGTTGAAGAGCAGGGTTAAAGCGTCTAG